TGGGGCAATGTCGGGACGCTCGGCGTCAGTGATCCACAGGCCAGAGCTCTGGAAGTTCATGGCTCGCTGCATGTCCAGGTCGTGCGCACTGGCGAGCTGCTGCTGTGCCTGCGTGATCGCGGCCTGATTGGTGCGCAGGAGCTGGTCCTGGATGAAGGCGTTGAACTGGTCCTGGGACTCCCACTGGGCATTGCCCAGGTCGTTCACCAGACCGTACTGAGGAGCGGAGCCGACAGGCGTAGTCGCCTGCGCAGTAGCTCCATACCGATGCCAGCGGTCGTTACCCAAGATCGGCTCGCAGACTACGGACGTATTGCTTCGTTGCCGGGTCTGCATCCGGCATCGAGGCGAGGACCGTCAGGACCGGGAGGTAGCTCTGGAGTCGCTGACGCTGCGCGGCAGACATCTGAGGAGCAGGGATGGCAGGCGCAGAGGGGCCTGCGCCGGGGCCACCGGGAAGTCCAGCGGTCAGAGGCTCGTTGGGGCGCTGCGTAGGGGCACCCATCGGGACGATGCCGGAAAGGTCGGGCATCATGCCCATTCCACCGGGGGTGGCTTGGCCGGGAGTCTGCGACATTGGGGCTCCCTGCTGAGCCTCGCGGTAGGCGGCGTTCTCGCCGTACTTCGCGTTCGGCAGATCGCTTACGGGCTGACGCCCGTCTGTCCTCTTGGACAGGGCACCAGGACCGCTCACAGGAGCGGGGTTACTGGGGCGGCGATATCCACCGTGGCCGTTCGCCATCAGTCAGTTTCTCCGTTGGTCATTGTTTCGATCTCGAGGGCGGCTTCCTCATGGAAGATGTCCTGGTCGGCACGCCAGTTGGCGTGCATGGCGGCGCAGTCTCGAGCACACATGAGCGTTGCTGAGACGGAGCCAGCAACTCCGGCGATGAGATCAAGGCCCAGGACGACGAGATCGGCCTTACGGAACCGACGCGAGAGAGTGAGAGCATCTGTCTCGGTCTCGAAGTCAAACTCGTCCATGATTCCTCCTTTTGAAAGAGCGCCGGGGCGGTAATGTAATTTGACAGGTCTTTTACCCGGCTGCGGCGGGTCTAGCCGCCTTGACACCCGTAATGGCTATTCAACTGTCCATTACCGCCCCTACTACGCCCGGTAGGCAGGACTCGAACCTGCAACGTACGGTTTTGGAGACCGCTGTTCTCCCGATTGAACTACTACCGAAACGCCCATCCCCTCGCCAGGGGTGTGCCACCGCTCTAGGGCGAGAGCGCCGCCCCTGATAGTGGGGCGCAATCCGCCACGGGCTTGCGTTAGCCGTGTGGCGAAGAGGGGTCAGTGGAGCGGGTTGCGCTTATTGGCGCCGACACCCTTGGGGGTGCCGTGGCTCGCAACGCCGTTCTTGCTGTCCGGGTCGCCCGGGTGACCGCCACGCGGGTTACTGGTGTCGGGCTTGAACCCGCCAGTGTTCGCGTTGCCGTCGTAGACGCCATGCGTATTGGGTGCCTTGGGACCGGGACGCGATCCGCTCGGCTGCTTGTTTGGAACTGCCATATCAGTTTCCTTTTCTTGGTTTACCGAGCCGGTCCTGGCTTGCGGTGCTTGGGGACGTAGAGGGTCTGGATGCTTGGGTAAGTGACGGTCGTAGTCGAATACGACGGATAGCACGTACGGCACCACGTATTTGGGCAATGCGCGTAGCTGTAGTACGGATACGTGATCGTCATGCGCCTAGTCGCCTACTCACTGTCGCTTGAAGGTTGGGATTACCACCGGACGTAAGTCCAGCCAGGATCATCGAGACGTCAGGAGCCGAGCCAGCGCCATAGAGAGCACTGTTGTCTCCGGGCTGCTGCGGACCACCGGGCATTCCGCCCGGGGCGCCGCCACCGAGCATCTGCATCATCTGTTCCTGAGCAGAGAGCTCAGGCTGGGGCTCGGGAGTGAAGGCGTCAAGGACGGCCTGATGGAACGGCTTGCCGTTCTCGCGGTCCTTGATGATCCGTGCGGCACGCTGGAGGGTCTGCATCGGGTCGATACCCTGCTGGCCCATCATCGGAGCGTTCGCCAGGAGAGCGAAGATGCCTTGCTTCATGGCGTCTTCCATCTGCTCGGTGTCCACCCTGCGCTGCAGATCATCCACATCGACGTCGAAGGGCAACATGCGCTGCATGGTGTCCCGGTCGATGGCCTGATCGGCGCGGAGCTGGAGCAGGAAGACGATGGCCCGATTAGGGTCCATTCCTGCGGTCATGCCGTAGGTGACGGTGACCGAGTAGTCCCCGGCGATGTCCTTGCTGGGCCGGTAGGTCACCGAGTACGGGGCGCCGGAGGCGACACCGTTGACAGTCTTGGTGATCTCACCGAAGTAGAGCTCGTCCATCTCGAAGGCCATACCAATGGCCCGACGCAGGCAGTCACCCACCACGTCCTGCGCGGTGGCGATCTGCGTCTGGTAGATCGCGGTCAGGGCTTCCACGCCGCGACCTGTCACCACCGAGGCACTGACGTCACCACGACGGGCAGCCGGAACCCGGCTACCGTCCGAGATCTCCTTGTCGAGAACCTGACTCTCGATCAGGGAAGACTGGGGCAGTTCGATGGATACGCGCCGAACCTTGTCGGGTGAGTTTGTGCGAATAATCGCATCGGCGCCGAAACTGATCTGGGTCACATCGTCAGGCACCGCGAGGGGCGCGCGGACTGCCTTGTCGGCGGCTTCCAGCCCGTAAACGGCCATCTTGGCTCGGGCGAGCCAGACCCACATCACATCATCAAACTGCCCTCTCCCGTGCTCATCCCACTTGGGTCGCTCAGCGATCACCACGGGGGGTCGACCAAGGCGGTGTTTGGTCTGACTGAGCACGAGGCCCTGCCGCTCCGGCAGGAAGAGGACGATCCTGTCTTCAATGAAGAGTTGTGCTACCTCGAGCTTGGTGTTCCCATCCGGCCCGGTGTTGCGGGTGAACAGGTCAGGCGCGCTGCCGTCATTGCGGATCAGCGCTGCCATCTCGGGGAACTTGGCGGCGAGGTTGTCGATGGTGTCCTGCCACGCTCGGCAGTATTCGGTGACGTTGCCATAGAAGTCCGTGCGCCAGTAGGAGCCACGGGGGTCATCCACGCGGAAGCGCGGACAGTTGGCCTTGAAGTCGGGCTCGACCACGATGGGCATAGCCGCGAAGGAGAAGAACCAGTCGCAGCCCGAGTAGAGCTGCAGCTTGAGGCGAGAGTGCTCGACGTAGTAGAGCGCGATCTTGGTGCGCTTGCTCGAGAACTTCTTCGCCTTGTCGGTAGACATCGACGAAGAGGAGCAGTCGATGGCAGGGAGACGAG